CAGTTTGTTGAGGCACTCGGAGAGGACTGGTTTGCTACTGAGGAGCTTCCGTAGCCACTCCGTACTTCCTGTTCAAACTCTGTAGCACGTTGTAGTAGTCCTGCACGAGCTGCCTGCCTCGTGCTGTAATCATATGTCTCCTTTCAACATTGCTATTGAATAGGAAATACTCCTCATCATCATTTCCAAACTCAACCTCGGAGATGTATCCCTTACTTATTAGCGGCTTTACATATTTTCCCCAGTGTGATGTCCTTGTCACTCCTTCGGATGACAGTAGTTTAGCTATGTACGGTATGTAGAAGAATTGGAGGTCATAGACTAGAAGCAAGAACCCTATCTGACCATTTGTTATTTCATACCTCTGCGTTATAACGTCATTAGTTAGGATGAGGCATTTGTTGTAATTGTCCTTTAACCAGTACGCCTTCTGCGGCAAGTGTGTTCTAGTCAGCTTGGTTTTGGGTATCCTTTTCTTAGGCATAGATGGATTAAATTTGCACTTACCACAAATTTAGTGAAATGGCAACATTAGCTGGAACAAAAGTAAAGGATAAGTACGGAAACCTCCTACAAGTAAACGGAGGTGTGGACGGCACTCTCAAAACAGTTGAGGGTGGTGATGGTGCTTCTACAGCCTTGAAACTTTCCTCTACAGAAGTGGAGCTTCCTTCCACAGGCACTAAGTTTAGTGGTGCGCCAGCAGGGTCTTCCACCGAGCTTACGATGCTTATGCTGAATGGCAGTAATCAGGTGGTGAGACGGGAGCTTGACTCATCTCTCTCTGGAGACATAAACTTTGACTCAGGCTGGCAAGACTTTCAGATAAACGCAAGCACAGGTACGGCAAGCACATACTACGGACTGAATTACGCCACTGCTGCTGGCATCAACAACGACCTCCAGTATAGGGTGATAAACAGAACTGTTCACCTGAAGGGCGACCTTTACATACCTCTTGATGCAGACGGCACGTCTGGAACAGGAACTTTAGCCACCACCGTTGCTGACAATCAACTATACAACAGGGGTACGGTACACACTGCAAGTGGATGGACAGCATCTGGAGGCGAGGTGGTGAGTCCTCATATATTTAACGAAGACACCCTCTCCCTGAACATGACCGAGCAGGACTTGAGGATGTGGATTCCATACCAGAGGACGCTGGACACCACATCTGATGCAACAGCCACCATCGGTTACTGTACATTCGGGTGCATCACCATAGACTCAGACTTCAAGCTCAGACTAAGGAGCTTCTACTACTATTCCTCTGGAGATTCTAATGTGGTTAATCCCATTGTTGAACTCCTCCCAAGGTTCAGAAGTGGAAATACATTCCTTTCTTATACTGACTACTATCAAGACTATGATAGCACAGACCAGAGAACTGTATCCAACTCATCTATATCAATAGCCATCGACTTCGATGGAAGGGGTGTGAGTGATGCAACGCACACTGGAAATGGAAACGGTGTAAAGGGATGGGGTGGACTCCGTGTCACTCTTGACGGACTGCAATTTCAATTAGATTCATCAAACACGATTGATGCGATAAGCAGTGTGCTTTCGTCTCAATAAATTAAATTCAAATACATGGACGAAGAAACAGTAAAGGGGATACAAACCCACATGAGGGCTATTGAGGAGATAGTAAGCGAGAAATGCCCAGAGGCTCAGTATATGTTCACCGTCCAGATGGACAGTGAAAAGCAGGACGAGTCGATGGACGTATTCTACGGAGTGAGAGCAGACACCACATCCGACCTCATCGAAATGTTTGAGAACATCTTCGAGCTTGTGTGTGCAGAAAATCCAAACCCAGAGAAGTTCAAGAGCTTCCTGAGTGACTTTGGAATAATGGGAGCATCAGGTGAGGCGTGATGGAAACAGTAATACGGAAAGTAATTGTTGGCTCAGACCCGAAGCGGGGTCTTGCGTGGGTTGTTGGGCAGTCTGTTGGAGACGGCAAGATTAGCCACATACATCAAGACGACAAAGGAGACATTTTAATTTTCGTTCTCATGGACGGGGAAGAGTTCTTGTGGAAGCACATCTCCAAGAACACCTCCTTCATCTGCGAGAATGACCTTAAATTTTAATTTATGAAACCAATCAGAGACTTCTTGGTAGAGATACCAAAGAGGTTCAAGGACGAGATTGAGCTGTCTGACGGCAGCAAACTCTGGCTTGCCTCAAAGTATCAGGAGTTTAATAACAGGGTGACATCTGCGAAGGTGATTGCCACTCCAGCAAAAGACGACATGGGTGTTGAAGTGGGAGACGAGCTGTACTTCCATCACCACGTTGTCACCACCCTCGACAAGTACTCTCAAGAGCTTGAGGAGAAGAAGTTCAATGTACGCCCAGACCAAGCCATCGCACACAAGAACAAAGACGGGGTGATAAAGAGCTTGGGGGAATGGGTACTTGTAGAGCCTGTAGAGCAGAATGATAAGCTACAGTCTGAGGTGCTTGAGATTATTCAGGAGAAAGTAAACTCCATGGGCAGGGTGAAGTACATGAGCAAGGACTACCACGATGTGAAGGAGGGCGACCTCGTTGAGTTTTCCAAGAACTCCGACTACGAAATTGAAATAGACGGAGAGCCTATGTGGAGGATGCTCTACACAGATATGTTGTTCGTATGGCTGGAAGAGGACGACCAATAAAGTTCAAGGAGGTAGATGCAATAAAGAAGCTCCAGAAAGCTATTGAGTCTGCCATTGAGAACACCACCAGCGAGGTGGCGAGGGGTGTAGACCCCGAAACCACGGGCAGCGCACGTAAGGCAGAACTACAGTCCATCAAGCAGGCAGCACTCGATGCCAGAGAGCTGATTGTAGAACACCAGAAGCTCACAACGATGCTTGAGGAACTCAAGGAGACAAGCAGGAGTGGGAGTGAAATCGACTGGAGTGGCGGCTTCGCAGAAGAATTCAGTGATGGCTAATCCCACCATTACCTCCATAAACAGCCTCTAATGATGGAAACGCCCATCAAAATATGTCCTAACGACACCGAGGGTGAGGTGGTGGAGATAGAGGGGCTGAAGATACAGCTTCCTGAAAAGCCCCTCAAGAAAGACATCTGGTTCTCGGACAAGCCTGTAGCGCTGCAACATTGGCGCACCCCTATATTTCCGAAGGAGCTTACACAGATAAGTGGGCAGGATGAGTTCAACGAGCTGCCAGCAAAGCTCAGGGAGACGTATTCAAAAGTGATACGGGAAGACTTCCGTAGGCGTAGGGACGGGGTGTGGTTTATGAATAATGGACACCCCACATACATCACTGGAAATCATTATTTTATGCTCACCCACTACAAGCTGGACATTGGGCATGGAAACTTCCTTCAGTTTCAAAGGAAGCTGTTCCTGCATTGGCAGGCTTGTGAGGTGGACGGCAGGAGCATAGGACAAGTTTTCACAAAGTGCAGACGTTCGGGATACTCGAATATGTCCGCCTCTATTCTGCTAAATGACGGCTCTCAGGTGAAGGACAAGCATCTGGGTATTGTGAGCAAGACGGGGGACGATGCCAAGAACGTAGTTTTTATTTCCAAGGTGGTTAATGGCTTTAGGAATATGCCTTGGTGGGCAAGACCTATATTCGATGGCACTACCAATCCAAGAGCAGAGCTGGCGTTCCGTACACCCTCCAAGCGTGTGACGAAGAAGTCGAGGACGATACAACGAGACGAGGCTCTCAACACCATCATCGACCACAAGAACACCACGACAAACGCCTACGATGGAAGTAAGCTGTACAGGCTGCTGATGGATGAAGCGGGTAAGTGGGAAACCTGTGACCTGCAAGACTTCTGGAGGATAAATAGAACTTGCCTTATTGTAGGGCGTAGGATAGTGGGGAAGGCGTTGGTGGGAAGCACCGTCAACCCTATGAGCATGGGAGGGAGTGAGTTCAAGAAGCTGGTGGAGTACTCCAACCCACACGAGCGTAACGAGAACGGCAGGACTAAGAGTGGACTGTACAGCATATTCATTCCAGCATACGAGGCGTTGGAAGGATTTTTTGATAAACACGGCAACCCCATTATAGATGACCCCAAAGAACCCGTACAAACTATTGATGGAGACTATGTAAGCATTGGAGCAAAGACGTTCCTAAAGAACGAGCGGGAGGCGTTGAAGGGAGATGCAAAGGAGCTGAATGAATTCATCAGGCAGTTTCCATTTACAATGGATGAGGCGTTCAGAGACTCACTTGACACATCAACATTTAACGTAGCCAAGATATATGACCAACTTGATTATAATAGTACTCTTTATCCATTCCCTACCCGTACTGGTAATTTTGTTTGGAAGAATGGGGAAAAAGACACGGAAGTAGTATTTATGGACGACCCCAATGGGAAGTTCAACGTAAGCTGGATGCCGAACGCTGAGATGAGGAACAAGAGGAAGAGCGAAAGGAATCATCTCATAAGCCCACACGACTTCGTGTTCGGTGGTGTGGACTCCTACGACATCGATGAGACAACGGACAGCAGGGGTTCTAACGGTGCGTTCCACATATACACGGGATTCACGATGAGTGGGGATATCCCCTCAAACCAGTTTGTATTGGAGTATGCCACACGCCCACCGCTGGCAAGGATATTTTACGAGGACGTTCTTATGGCTACGTTCTTCTACGGGGCGAAGGTGTTGATAGAGAACAACAAGTATGGGATAGCGAGGTACTTCGAGAGCAGGGGCTACATGGGCTACCTGATGGACAGACCCAAGAGCCTGTCTACAGGGAACAGCAACATCAAGGTGAAAACGAAGGGCATCCCGTCCAACTCAGCGGAGATAATACAGAGCCACGCACAGGCTATTGAGAGCTACATCCACCACCATGTGGGCTACGATGAGGAGGGCAATGCGGGGAAGATGTTCTTCGACAGGACGCTCAACGACTGGATAAACTACCGCATAACAAAAAGGACGAAGTATGACCTCACAATCAGTTCGGGGTTGGCTCTGCTTGCAAGCCAGAATTATGTGAAGCCAAAGCCACCCGCTAATACCTCTGATAAGCAGTTCTTTAGGCGATTCAAATTCAACTCGTAAAGCACTATCTTTGTGCAATATTATTTTTCCGTAAATGTACAGTAAGCAGGAGGGA